TGGTATTTAATTTGTCACCGACAGACAACAAGGTCCTGACCACCGAGTCACCATGGCCGCCTGGAAATCCAAGATTATAAACATGGTAATCTGGATATTGCCGAGCAATACCAGCCACCCAGGTGTTTTCATTGGTTATACCAGTACCATAAGTAAAACTACACCCAACGCATACGATAGATGGACGATCAGAATCAAACTCAAATTCTTTACATCTGTATCCGTAAGAATTGTGTTCATAGGTTATAGAGGTTTCTGTGTATAGATTATCTGTACGTTGTTTAAAATTTTCAGGATTATCTGTTCCTTGCCAATAACGTATCGGTTCGGCTGGGTAAGGACCAATGGCAATGTCGTTGGTATCCCAATAATTTTTCATTTGGCATTCAGAAATTGTTTATGTGCACCACTAAGGATATTATAAAATTTGGCATTGCCAACACTCATAGACAGTCCGGTGAGAGCATCGTCTTTGGCTGTTTGTTTCAAAAACTCTGCAAATTTATCATAGACAATTGTGTTGCTGGATAAGAACGAAACTAATCCCAATAGGTATTCTTTTAATCCTGTGTGTTTGGGATTTTCAAAAATTTTATGTGTCAATGCCTGTGATACCACCGACAACAACTCGTGACGATATTCCACTGGCAGATTTTGTACGGTCATTATATGCGGTTCAGACATGCTGACATTCTTAATTGATATATTACAAATATCATTTTCTGTAAACCAGGTATCCCACCAATCTAAATAATCATTGATATAAAAAATATTATGCAGACTCCAGACTGGAGTTATGTAAAAATTTATTTTTGTATTTTGTTTATTTTGAATTATTAAATTTAAATTGTCGGTAATTGTAGTAAATTTTTCTGGGTATCTGACATATCCATAATTTTCATTCACGCTGTCTATACTGGCACAGATAGCTACCAATTTAAATTTATCAAAGTTTTTAATAATATTTTCTTTTAAATTGGTAAAATTAGTAGTCAGTCTGAGAGCAATTTTATCACTTAACTTGTTGTCAATCAACCAATTGAGTAGTCGTATGGCGCCGGGTTGAATAAACGACTCACCCCCAAACAAGGCCACAGACACATGGGAAATTTCTTGACACTTGTTGACAATCTGGCTGGTCAACTCGTTCCAAAACGTTTCATTGTTGCCTATATCTTGTTGCAATTCTTTTAATACAGGCAAACTATATACCTGTGCATATTTGCTACTAAATTCAGGTTGGCAAGTTTTGCAAGCCAGATTACACAGGTTTGAAAATTTAATTCTAAATTCAAAATGGTCAACTACACCGGTGTCTAAAAAACGATTTATTGTCTCGGGCCGTTGACTTAGTAGTCCAATGGTTCTTTCGGAACTACCTATTTGTTTTTCAGAATTATAACAGACCTGACAGCGACTATTTTTAACGCCTTGCTCAATGGTTGACTTTAAATCAGTGAAATTATAATCATTGATTTCGGACGGAATCAAATTACAGCAACAGGATGATTCTATTTTGGCAGTTTTGTTTATTTGATTGTGTAGTGTGGTGTATGGATTCAAACAAATATGTTGATTTTCGTTAATCCATTGGACTTTTTGGGCAGGAGTTATATCAACTGGCCACGGTCCGGTGCTAGGTATAGCCGGCGTCATACTCTAAAACTTTCCCCGCAACCACAACGATCTTTTTCATTGGGATTAACAAATTCGAATCCTTCGTTGAGGCCTTGGCGTACATAGTCAATGGTCATACCATCAAGATATGCCAGATCTTTTTTGTCGCTAAAAATGTTTACGTGATTGTTGGCCTGTACCACAAGACCGGGTTCATTTTCACTTACTTGATCAACGTATTCAAGTATGTAAGCAAGCCCGCTACAGCCAGTAGTGCGAACACCAACACGTATGCCAACACCACTGCCGCGGCGGGCCAGTTGTTGTTGTATTTTTTTCGCGGCTGCATCGGTGACCTGTATCATTGTTTCTTTCTATAGTCTTCTATTGCGGCTTTGATAGCGTCTTCAGCCAATATCGAGCAGTGGATCTTGACAGGCGGAAGCGCAAGTTCCTCTGCAATCGCAGAATTCTTAATCGCTGCTGCCTCGTCGAGCGTACGACCTTTGACCCATTCCGTAACGAGCGAACTGCTAGCAATCGCCGATCCGCAACCGTAAGTCTTAAATTTAGCATCTGTGATAATTCCATCTTGTACCTTTATTTGAAGTCTAAGAACATCGCCCTCAGCCGCAAGCTGGGGCACCGACTAAACCGGTCCCAACTTGCGCCATCTCCTCTGCGTCGAATCTTCCGACATTTTGTGGGTTCTCGTAGTGCTGAAGAACCTGTTTGCTATAAGCCATAACTATCTCCTATGATAGACTTTATTACTTCATCAGTTTGATAACTGTGCCACTTCTTACGATTTTCTTCACCTTTAATAAATTGTATATTATTTCTTCGTCCAAGTAAAGATGGTTCTATACCTAATTCAAATCCCTGTTTGCAAGGAATAATATGATCTATCTGCCAATCGTCTTTGTATTTGCCTGTTTTTGGCACCCACTCGTTACTATCTTTCATCTCTTTAATAGTTTTGTAGGTAGCCTTGCGAACTTGTCCGAGGTATTTTCTGTAGGCAGGAACATTTGGATCTTTAGGTCTTAAATTATTAAGTCTTCCGTTCCAGTTAGGATTATTCTCTCCTAACATTCGTTTACGAGCAACCTCATTTGTTCCGCCTTTATTCCAACCCCAACCTTTGGCTAATCCACTTCTATTTTGTTTTGCCTTTTGTTCTTCTGTAAGTTTAATGCCTTTATTCCATGGATCGTATTCTCCACGGTTTAACGGATTTTTACATTTCTGAGAACAATAATCTTTAAATCGAGGACGAGTCTCAAATTCGTCTCTGCAAAATAAACATTTTTTAATTAATCCATACTTGTTTTTCATACAAGTATTTAGCGTCTTGGTGCACCCGCCTGTTATTTTCCTGTTGGAGATTTGGGGGGTTGTGGTGCGGCTGGAGGCCGTGGCGCCGGTTGTGAGGTTGGAGGTTTTTTTAAGCTGTCAAACAACTGTTGTAGACCAGCGGCAGAGGCCGTGACAGCGACCACCATCATGATCAAAAAACATATTTTTTTCATATTAGATAATTTTAGCATATCCTGCTCCGGATTGTCAACGGTAATTATTGACGGCGCTTCATTGCCGCTTTGGCATTGCTATCCACTACAGCACGGGCTTGATCTACACTCATACCAGTTGAGGCTTCGGTGTCGCCTTTGAATCGAATTATGCCTGAATTTGGGTCCAAGGGTTCAAGAATATTGCTAAGAGGCTCTTGGCTGATCAGTTCGCCTAAATTGTCTGGAGTAACATTTACACCCAAACTTTTGGCCAGGTCAATAAAGGCCTGCTGACTAATTTGTTTTTTGGCTGTTTCATCTTCGCTACGGCCAAGCAAAAACTGGCTTAATGCAGCCAGTCGTTGTGTATTGTGATCTGCTACTTCTCGTATCAACATTATCTACGTTCACGTCCTAGACCAGCAACAGGTTCAACTTCAGTTTCGGTGTCAATCATTTCTTCCTCGCCTGGTGCAGGTACTTCAGCTGGCATTTCGGCAGCCGGAGCCATGTCGGCGCCAGGAACTTGTGGAGCTTGTCCTGTGACCACACCAAGTGCGGCTTCCAACTGTTGCTTGGCACCTTGTAAATTTTGTAAGAGCCCACTGAGTGCAGCACTGGCATCGCCATTGAACTGAGTGGCTTGATCTACGCCAACTTCATTTTTGATATTGTCAACTAAGGCAGGCAGGTCTTTGAACTGCATGGCACTGACTTGTTCACTCATTTTCTGCACTTGATCGACCATGTCTTGACTGGCCAATACAACCTGGGCCTGTTGAACTTCACTGGCTTCGCGCAGGCGGCGAGCAATTTTGCTTTCAGCCATGGCCAACTGTGTTGGATCATTCATTTGTTTTTGCAATTGTGCAATTTCAGCCTGTTTGGCTTTGATGGCATCTTGTATTTGTTTTTTCTTTTGTTGAATTTGTGCAGCTTGCAATCCAGCTTGTTTCTGTGGATCCATTGGTGCACTGCCGGCAGGAGCAACTGCCTGAGTTGCCAGGGCCTGTTCCATCATGACCAATTTCAAATAACTGGGGTTGTGCTCACTGCTGTGAAACTCTGGAGTTCTGCGATGTTCGGCAATTAAGGCACGAACACGCTTGAGCATGCCACGGGCCTGTGCCTGTGTAATTTGATCAAATTGAATGCTATTACCAAAGTAACTTTCGAATACTTTAGCGGCTTGTTTTGTTGGGCTGACTGCGGCCAGTTCGTTGAGTTTCATCTTCAAATCCTCGTTGTTGAATATATTTAGCCCAGTTTACACATTTGGTTAACTGATTTTCCAAGAGCTTTTTCTGTATAATCTTGGTTTCTAGCTTGGTTAAAATAGTTTCACGTAGCTGTGGATTTTGACTGCGATCACCCACTGCGGCTCTGGCATTGATATCTTGTGTAAGTGCTGTTAGTTTTGTGTCTACTGTCAATAGTTCGCGAGAAGTATTGTAGGCCTTGTTTTTGTCGGCTATGCACCAGCTGAGTGCTGTTCTTGTACTGCTAAAAACTCCCACATCTGTGGCACTACAAAATACTCTATATCCTGGGCGTGCTGCCTGTATGCGATAGTGCCCAAATACTTCGTATTCACCTGCATCGTTTTGCCAAATAG